GCTGGAGCTATGGTATTACCTGGACATCCTATATACGGAAATTCATCAGGAGATGTTGCTCTTGATAATTCAAATAATTCACAAACAACTATAAATGCATCAGAAACTATAACTGGTGGAATGGTAGTACACCCTAGAGGTTATTCTAACTATCTTGAAGAACGATTAGCTAGAGGTTAATAGTTCTTTGTGGTTTGGTTACTAATAGTAATTTTACACGGAACAGAAATTCAAGAAGATGTCTACTTCAATGATTTGGATACGTGCATTAGATATGCAGAGAAAATCAGAAATCAAAACACACACCAGCAAACAGCCTGGAGTAAAGTTTATGTCACGACTTATTGCATTCCTAAATCCGAAGAATAAAAAAGAAGTACTAAAGAAACCCGCTGAAGAAACTGAGGCTTTAAAGGAAATGGGTGTTCTGAAATAAAAAAAGGGCGACATAAAGCCGCCCTAGTAGAGAGAGAAAAAGAAAGATTATTCGTCTTCTGCTAACTTTTCAAAGAATGATAAATTCTCATCATCATCATTAGAAGAAGATTCAATCTTCGGTGCAGAAACTTCTTTCTGCTTTGGCATTTCAACAACATTCTCTTCAGCAGTTTTAACTGAAGGAGCAACTGTTGAAGCACCTTCTAAACCTAATACCATATTAAGCTTTGCTTGTAATTCAGCATAGGTTTTGAAATGCTTTCTATCAAGAAATTCATTGAGAGAAAACATAGACTCATAAACTTTTTCAAGTTTATCGTCATCACCATTTTCAAGTGGTGATACTTCAGCAAACTCAGACTTATCGTAATTACGATAGCCTTCAACATTACGAATCTTTAATTTCAAATCGCAACCTTCCCAAAAGTCAAATGGGTTAGTAGCAGTTTCATCTTCAAATTCAGGGTTCATTTTTTCATTGAGTTTGTCAAAGATTTTCTTACCAAACTTATAGAGTCGAACTGTTCCTTCGTTCTCTGGGTTTGATGGATCTTTCACTACAAAGATGTTTGCAATGTAAGACAATCTTCGCTTTTGTTTACGAGCCTGTTCTTTACCAGCTTCAGTTCCGTTATTCCATAATGTAGAATTATATTCACTAACGGGATCTTTCTCATTGAAAGTTGTCAATGAGTTTTCGATATACCATTTTCCAGATGGACCTTGAAAACCATGTGAAAATGTTCGAACCCAAGGTAAGTCTTCACCTTTTGGTTCTGATAAAAATCGAATAACTGCATAGCCGTTGCCAGCTTTATCTACAGTTGGTTTCCAGAAACGATTGTCTTCTGAACTACCTTCTGCAGGTGCATTTATTTTTGAAGTTTCGGTAACTAACTTGCTCAATGAACTTGAGCGGGATTTTTTAAGTGCGGCAAATGATTGTGCCATAGTCGTGTCTCCTTGTATATTTGAGTATTTTTGTATTTAATTTGTCCAATATAACATAATATAAACTGTTTGTCAAGTCATTATTTTAAGTAGCTGAAGAAAAATATTTATTTCTATAATTACTAGCTGAAGTATCTTCTTCCACCATTGTAATCTTTGTTGCTTTCTTCGGCTGTGTTGATGAAGCCATAATATATTGATGATTAATATAATCTCCGTATTTCGTTCTCCATGCAACTTCTTCTTCTAACATCTTGACTCTTTTTTTGAGAGATTTGTTATTCTCTCTCAATTCTTTTAATTCTCCAACATATCTCTCTACTTCGTTATTCATTGAAAGTCTCCAGAATAATTTGTTTCGATTTAGTCTTGTCGATATTAATATAACTATACAGAAAAGGAGTGTATTTGTCAAGTAAAAAAATAAAATCTTTTATCATTTTATCTTCACCCGAATAATAGTCCCATACTTTCGTAAAGTCAAGTAGCTGATTTATAGCTACTAATGTATTTATATGTACTCTATCCCTTAGATATAATTTAAAAGCCATAGGGTGTACAACTCCATCCATTTTACAATCAAAATGTATATTGAAATTTGAATCGTATTCTTTGAGAGTTTTTATATCTTCTTTGAATTGATATGAGAATGATTCTATACTTTTCTGCCACTTCTTGTGAGCCACCATTGCTCTTCCTTGTGACATACCAAGTATATACTCATCTTCAGTTATGAAATTAGCTACAAGATATTTTACAAAGTCATCTCTTTTATATATTCTAGCTATTTTTTCAAACTGATAATGATCTCTTCTTGTTCGAAAAGAGTTTTCGTTTACTTTTATCTTGCCGTTATATTTAAAGTAATCATAGCTTTTAGTTTTAAAATGATTACGTACGGCAAGATAAGTAGTATATGCTTCCAATCCATTCATTATAAAGGTAACTTCGATCCTTTTGGTGTTGTTAAAAAGTTTAAGTCTACAGCCTCAGCCTCTATCTTAGCTTTAATAATTGCATTCAATAGTTTAGCCGCAACTTCTACTTCCATATTATTTTGTTCACAATACCACACAACTGCTTCCATATATGGTATTCTTTTGTCTACTACAACTTGTTCAATAGTCGTAGAAAACTTACTCACGTTCATTACTTCTAGTGCCATTTACTTTTTCCACCTATAAAATATGTGACTTTCAATCCTAGCGGTTCTTTTCTTTTGTTTTGCCCAACTAGGGGTTACATAATAAGCATGATAATGTGTAGCACCATCTGTAGGATCTATAATATAATTATAGTTATATAAAAATGTTCTAGCTAACATCATAGTTTCACGCCATAATTCTTCATCAATTTTAGGTGGTACATCAGATTTCCCATCACAATACCAACTAAACTGACATCTATTTTTCACCGGGTGTCGAAGAGTAGGATCCTTCCAAGATTTACGTGTAGGTCCTTGATAGACTACTTCGCAAACTTCATTAGGAAATCTCTTATCTAACACTCTATTCATAACAACGTGTGAAACGGCTAACATAGCCGCTTTACTTTGGTTTCTTGCCTCCCAGTACATATTCTCTGCGAGACAAAGTTGTTCAGACGTATGTATTTTTATACGTTTATCTCCGACTATTAAAACTTGGGCTTGTGCAGTAGCGACAAATCCAAATAAAATTACAAAAGCTATTATGATACACATATACATAGCCATTTTTTTTAATTCTTTAAAAAATGTTCTTTCGAATTTTGTATTAAGATTTCTTAAATCAACCATAGATTAACTATACTAGATTTAAACCTCCGTGTCAAGTAAATTATTTTATAGAGTCAGCAAGTGAATCGAATACATCATAGATGCTTACTTCTGAACTGTTAGGTTCATAGACACACTTATATTCTTTGGGACAATCATCAAATTTTTCAACCACGGCACTTTCGTTTGTATTCTGTGGGCCTTTATACACACATATTTTTTTCGATCTCACAATTTTTCTACCAGCTAATCTACAGATAGTATATTTTGGAGGCCTGTCCCTAGTACCCTTTCTTATTTGTTGTTCCCTTGTCATAGTAGTAAAGCCACTACGAGGCTGTAAGTTAATAATATTACTTGGACCACCTGGATCAGAGGTCCACATTTTCCCTCCTGCAAAGCTGTTTACAGGAAATAATAATAAACTAATTAATATTGCAAGTTTTATTGCCACTGTGAGAACAGAGGTGATGTTTGGAATATCCAATATCCACCCCACCCTAGCATACCAACAATAGCTCCAATTCCTAAACTAATAATAACAATATTAAATAGTTTTTCTCTTGCTTCTTGTTGTGCATAAATCTGTTCTTGTCTTTGTTTTCGTATTTTACCTTGCATACGAATCAATTCGTCCCAAGCTGAAGTACCATGTGTAAACATAATGTACTGCTTCAATTCATATTCCATTTCCTCTGCTTTCTTCTTAGCGGCAAAAGCATTCATAGCCTCTTCCTCTATAGAAGAACCAGCAAATAGTTTTTTGAATAACGGTGGATTCTTAGCATTTTTTTCTGATTGTTTAATATCAGAAACAGCACCCATCCAACGGCCGATATCACCATACATAGACTCCACATCTTTTCCTATGGCAATACCTTTTTTTATCGTGTTAAATGCGGTGCCGGCAATGGCGATTGCCGATACAGGATCAATCATACATATCTCCAATTTAGAATGAAATAATCAAACTCACGATACGTATAATAAATTACAATCTGTTTTACTATTTAGACAATAGAAAAAGGGAAGAAATCATAAATCTCTTCCCCTTTAATCTTAGATGCTACGTAGGGCCGCTACGTTATTATTCCCTAAAGTATCTTACTACTTCTGTCCCGAAATCGGGCTATGAAGGCCTCTTACTGAGACACCTAAGTGAAAGTGTATCGGAGGGACTTGGGTACACCCTCAACTGAAGAACCAAGATACCATTCTTGTTTATCTTCAGAACCTAGTTCTGCTCGGGAGAGCAATGTGACACAACGTATTTCTACAACCATGCCTGGGTACCACCCCTAACTAGTCAAGTTCGAAACTCTTGGTGAGAATCTCTTCCTTGCACGATACGATTTGCTGATCAGGCAAATTCAAATCTGGTGAGAATGTTTCTGTTTCCAAGTACATTCTCAAACTCAGTTAAATTAAGCCGCTAGGGCGTAATCAACAGGCGCAAAATTATCGTTTGCATTTAGTTTATGTTCTACTCTAACATACTTTTCTACTAGTCGAACCTATTTCGCCCCCGTCAAAAAAAGATAAGATAAGCAATACCACCGATTAATATTATATCAGCACTAATGCTCCATAGGACATATAATCTAAACAACCACTTGCTCAATTTTTGTACTAGGGGGTTCTTCATCTTTACCTCCCAGTATATTAAATTCTACTATCATATCTCATCTCCTTTTGGTGGAGGCGTGGGGTATCGCACCCCAGTCCTAATAGTGTTCAGTTAGTATCAACGAACACTCTATTTATAACATATGATTCGCTATATGTCAA